TTTTCTGCTGAAAAACATAACCCATAACATGCTAGCTGTACCAGTAACCACCCCCTTAGCGTGTGTAATCTCCCTTACACGGCATTATTTTTTACGCGTAATACAATGAAATAAAAGGATTTATTTCTGGTCACGTCCACACATTGACCACATCGACAAAAAAGCCCCTCGACTGAGGGGCTTCCTGTTTGTAATTACATCCACATAATTTGCTGCCCTGACGGCAACGGGTGCGGCCTTACGGCGTGGACTTCTCCCGGCTTCACGATGTATCGCTGTACCGACTCATAAGTGATGAACGTGGCGCTGCAATTCACGTTCTGGCACTGGTGATAACGCTCTTTTGTCGTGTCAGTGATATAGCGGCTTGTACGCGCATGTGCGGCATGCTGGCATAAAGGACAATGAAACATCGCGAGCACCTCTTCCGGTTTTGTTGATGGTGCCATTTTAGTTAATTTATCCTTATAAAACAAACAGATAAAATAAAAACATCACTCATTATCTTCTGTTTCGTACTCCACATCAGAAAGCCTGACCTCAAGCTCTAAGGACGTCGTGAAGCCGCTATTATTCAGAAAATGTGTCACCTTAGTGATTGTCCAGTCCTGCTCGTCTATGACGCGCTTAAAGCCTGACACTCTGACCGGTGTTTCCGTGTAAATATCTGCCCGACCGGTAGCCAGGCTGATGGAGAACTCCGCTACGCCCCGTTGCAGTTTATCCCACTTCGCCTGAGCGGCGCGCATGGCCTGCGCTTTCGTGGCATATACCGTAGTCAGGGCAAAAACGTTATCAGCCTCACCGGCCATGTATTCACCTTCGCGCGCTTCCGGTACTTTAGGCGCTTTCTTCTGCCTGACCGGTTTCGCTTTCGGGTGCTCCAGTGCGCGCAGGTGTTTTTCTTTCTTTTTGCGTTTCAGTTTTACCTTCTGCTTTTGCGGCTTCGGGTCTTTGGTGTGTAACCACTTTGCCGTTACGCCGGTGTAAGCTCCACGGTCAGCAATCGCAAAATGATGACGGTCGCCGTCGCTGCGGGTGATGGTAATCTGCGGGATTTTTTTACCGCTGGCCGTCACCCCCTGCCCCGCTTTGAGAAACAGCAGTTTTCCCATTTTTACCGACACCTCACCGCCGTTGCGTTCAGCAAGACGGGTCAGGAATTTCGCATCAGACTCCTGCGACTGGTCGATGTGCGGGACTTTAATTCCGGCCAGTGACGGAGCGACACTGGCCTCCAGCTTGTTACGGGAGGCTATCGCCTCAACAATCGCACCGAGTGTGGTGTCATGCCAGGAGCCTTCCCGGCGGGAATTGAGCGTCCCGCGAAAATCTGCACTCCGGGCGCGGATGGTGACCACATCCGGCGCGCCCCGGTGTTCTACCTCATCAACGGTGAATTTCCCTTTGCATACCAGGGCAAAACCTTTCCAGCCGATATACACCGTCAGGACAGCGCCACGAACCGGCAGCCCGACCTGCCCGTCGGCATCGTTCAGTTCAATATCAAGCTGGTCAGCCTCAAAGCCCCGGCTATCCGTCAGGGTCATACTCATCAGACGGTCGCTGATATTGCCGGTAATATCCCTGCTGTCGAGCATCAGCATGTAATCCGGCGTCAGCGTACTGCCTGCATCAAATGTCAGTGCATCCAGCATTATCCCGCCCCCGTCATACCCGTGAATTTAGTCGCCATACTGCCAGCCTTACCGATGAGCGATTCCGCCTGTTTACCGATATCGCCATAAAGCGCGGCCAGTGATTCATCAACGCGGGTAAGTGACAGCGTAAAATCAATTTTCCGGGGTGTGCCGTCTGCAAAGAAAATACTCCCTGTTTCACTCACCCTGCTGATGACATACATGCCGTAAATCATGCCGGTGCCATCCAGCAACGGCCACGCCCGGCCTTCCTCTGCCATCAGCCTGAGCGTGGTCATCGTCAGCTTGCCGCCGGTCAGTTCGGGATAAAGCACACCGGCAAGCGTGATGTTTTCCTCACCCACACCGAGAAACTGGTAGGCCTCCTGTTTACCGATACGGGAATTTGACGGCCAGCGATAATCTGATTCACGCTGCATGGTCTGGTGTGGCAGCGTCTGGCGCATAAAAACAAACATACCTAACGCGAGCATCATTTTTCGTCACCTCCTTAACCGTCATGCATCATGCTGGCACGGGCGCGCGCACGTTTATCCCGCTCGTATTTTTCGAGCGCATCCTGTAACTGGCGGTCAAGCTGTGTCCCCGGCGCAGTACCACCCGTCAGGCTGATGTGATATTCGTTTTTACTCTGGTCTACATAAGAGCGGCCAGCCGGTGCCGTGACCGGCTGATAAGCCTGATAGCCTGCATAAGAGCTGGTCGCCGGAATATAACCACCGGTGCCATACGTGGCGGCATGAGTTCTGGCGGCGGTCTGGTCAAGTGTGTCTGACTCTTTGTTGATAACACCGAGTTTTTCCAGTACCCAGTCAATGCCGCTGCGCAGTTTGTTGAACGCATTAAGCGGCAGCATCAGCGCGTCAGCCAGTGCCAGCCCGAACAGGACGCCCGTGTCACGGCAACGGTTCAGGGTGTCCTGGGTGGCTTTGATCGGGGCAATCAGGTTTTTAAACCACTGCCACGCGGCCTGTAACTTTTCGCCCAGCCAGTCAAACACCGGCTTAAGTGGCGTGAACAGTTCCCCCACAGGCGCAAATGCCGCTTTCAGCCCTTCTACCACACCGCCAAAGAATGCGCTGACAGGCTCCCAGTATTTACGGATAAGTAACGCCCCGGCGACAATGGCGGCCACCACGGCCACAACCGGCCAGCTAATCGCCCCGATGGCCGTCATAACAGCACTGCCAACCGTCGTGAAGATTGCACCCATTGCGCCTGCTGCCGCGATGATGGCATTGATGCCGGTGATAACCGGCCAGGCTACGAGGCCAATGGCACCGATGACACCAATCAGTGCCAGTGCACCACCGACAATGATGCCGATGGTTGACGCCAGTGATTTGTTTTTCTGGATCCAGCCGTCGAGTTTTAACACATACTTTGTGGCCGTCTGCGTGAGCTTACGCAGTGCGCCTTCCTGCTGGTCAAACAGGTCAGTCCCCACAGCCTCATAAGCGGACTGAAACTCCTTAAAGTCACCGCCGAGGTTGTCCTGCATGATTTTAACCAGCTCTTCCGTTTTACCGTCCGAGGCTTTCAGCGTGGCGGTCAGCTTATCCAGTTTTCCGCTTGCTGCCGCTGCCAGTAAAACGTTCGCTGATTTCAGGGCTTCCTCACCAAAAATGGTTTTAAGGTATTCCCCCTTCTGAGACGTTCCCAGCTTGTGTTTATCAAAGCTGGCCTGAGTCTCTTTCAGAATGGTGAACAACGGACGCATATTTCCCTTTTTGTCCGAGGTTTTAACGCCAAGCTCTTTGAGTGCATCCCATGCTTTTCCAGTCGGTGCCTGTAATCGGGTGACAACGGCACTACTACCCGTACCCGCCATTGACCCCCTGATGTTATTGTCATGCAGCACACCTGTCATGGCCGCTGCCTGCTCAAGACTTACGTCTGCCGTCCTCGCAACCGGCCCGAGGTAAGTCAGTGCATCACTGAGTCCCTGAAAATCAGCCGCCGACTTATTCATCGTTGCAGACAACACGTCGCCCACATGGCTGACATCATCATTTGACAGTTGAAAGGATGCCTTAGTCCCCAGCAACAGTTGCGCGTTTTCTTCCATCGACCGCTGATTCGCCAGTGCCATATTCAGCGTGACCGGCGTTGCCGCCTGAATAGCCGCAGCATCTCCACCCGCTTTCGCAATGATAATCTGCGCACCGGCCGCATCATCCGCCGAGGCGGCGGTATTATCGCCGAGCTGGCGCGCCTGCTTGCGGAGCGCGGCCATTTCGGCAGAGTCTTTTGCCACTCCGAGCACGGCCTGTAATTCTGAGTTTTTCTGCGCAAACTCATAACCGGGCATCAGCAGCTTAACACCGGCCATCGTTCCCGCCGCCGCAATCCCCACACCGGCAGCGCCCACTGAGGCCATATTTCCGGCCAGTTCCTTTCCGGCCTGATAACGCTGTTTTACTGCATTAAGTTTTGCCTGTTGCGCACTGACACGCGCCAGCGCGTCGCGCTGACGGTTAAGTTGTGCGGTGGTTTCACTGATACGGTTTTTCAGTCCCTGCTCATCATGTGCAAGATTGCGGGTATTAATTCCCACAGCGGCCAGTTCCCGCTGCTGGCGTTTAACGGAATCCGTCAGGCGGTTATATTTCGCCTGTAAGTCCTCCGCCGCACGCTTTGCGGATTCCAGCACTTTCGCCTGAGCACGGGTCGGACGTTCGGTGTTTTTAAACTGTGTGGCAAGGGCTTCGGCTTCCTGCCGAGCCTTTTCAAGTGCATGACCAGTCACGGCGAGCTGTGCACTGGTCTTGCGAAATCCCTCAATACGGGATGCCTGACCGTTCAGCTCGCGCAGTGATTTTTGTGTTTCCCGGATATCCCCCGACAGCGATTTGCTCGCTGTACGGATGGATTTAAACGGGCGGGATGCCTGGTCAACAGCCCTGAGCAATACCTGTAATTTTACATTGTTACTCATTCGTGTTTCCGCTTCGCCGGAGCGCCTTTTCGCGCCATGTGATGAGTTCGGTCAGGCTCATGGGATACAGTTCTGATGGCGGCCAGTGAAATACCACTGCCACATCCGCCATCAGGTCATCGACCGAGAGATTTTTCGGAAACGTTACTGCACCGAGTTCGGCGACAAAAAACCGACCACCTTACCGGCCAGCGCCACAAGGTCAGGCAGCTCCAGCGCGGCGACCTCCTGCTCAGTCAGCATCGGTGCCGTCATGCGCGGCAGCACTTTAATCAGTGCATCGACTTCGGAGTTTGCGACCGCAGCCAGACTGACACCGCGCAGCGTCCCGGCATTGGGTTTCATCAGCGTGACCTGTTCGATAACCTGCTCACCACGCTTGACCGGATTGTCCAGGGTAATCACATTTTCTTTGTTCATGGTTTTCTCACTTCTGAATCGGGGTTAACCGGTCAGCCTGGCTGACCGGATGAAAATCACAGGCCGATATTGCGGCGGTGTTGCTCCAGCCGGTCGACGCCGTTCACCTTCTCAATCATGTTGATGGTGTCAATTTCGACCAGCTCCTTACCGTCCATCGTCAACTTGAAATAAGTACAAATCACCGGGAGTTTCGATTCGGTATCCTCTCCCTGTTTACCTTCTCCGGTATCGACTTCTTTCTGACGCCCACGCATGACCACTTCGACGGCCACCGTTTCGCCGGTATCGTCGCGCTGGTAAGAACCAGCAAAACGAATCGGTACGGCATCAGCACTGGTTGCAGCGTAAAGCTCCCAGATAACCGAATCCGGGAATCCACCGAGCGACCACTCCATTGACAGAGCATCATCATCAAGGCCGAGGTCTACCGGTGCGCTGCCGTTCATCCCCGCACCGCGATAGTTTTCGAGCTTACGGGTCAGTTTTGGCAGCGTGACGGAGTTTGCAACGCCCTGATAGCTGTAGCCGTTCAGAAAGACATTCATGTATTTGAGTTTGCGCGGCATTGCCATCGGTCAGGCTCCTTAATTGCTGTTAACCGAGGTGACCAGATTTGCCAGGTATTTATCAGTAATACGCTGGCGCAGGGTCAGGTTTTCAAGAGGAGGCACCGGGGTATAGTCGTAGTCGATATACAGTTTTCCGGCCTTGAGGGTTTCCGCATCGTTGGATTCTTCGCTGAACCAGCAGGTCGCATCCACGATATAGCCGTTTGTTTTCAGCTCACGGAATTTGGCATTGATGCCGTCAACGATGTCGCGAATCAGCGTTGCGGTGATGGGCTTGTCCACCGCCCACATGTGCGCCTCAGCCATCGTGTCGGCCAGCACCTGCGCGGTGCGGGTGTAGTTTTCAAAGAGGAACAGCGGGTCATCAGAGCAGGTACGGTTACCCCAGAAGCGGAAACCGTCGCGGCGAATCAGCGTAGTAACGCCTGACTCGTTAAGCAGGTCAGCATCGGTGCCGGACTCCTGCAAATCCCAGAATACAGAGGCGCTGATGCCGGTAACACCGTTCACCCCGACATTGGACAGCGTTTTATGCCAGCCCTGCTCCTGGTCGATTTTAGCGCGCAGACCCAGCGCACGGGCGGTGGCATACGCGGTGGCGGTGGTACTGGTGACCGTATCCCATGCGAGGAAATCCGGCCAGATGACCATCAGCTCACGCTGGCTGAAATTCTGGCGGTAGGCTTTCACCTCGGAAATGGTTTTACAGCCCCATGCGCTGATATACCCGAAAGCGCGCAACTTCTGACAGACTGATGCCAGTGCAACAGCCACCTCTTTGGTATCCAGCCCCGGCACACCGAGAATACGCGGTTTAACGCCGGTAACCGACTCAGCCCCCATCAGGGCTTTCAGTCCGGTGTACTGACCGTTTTCGTCGGTGGTGCCGATGATATTGGAAACGGTCTGCGCGAGTTTCGTTTCTTCGTCTTCGCCGGTGCCGTCTTCCACACGTACGACAACGGTGACCGGTTTTGACTGGTCAGCGATGGCCTGTAACGACGCCGCCAGCGTGCCTTTTTTACCGGCCTTTGCAATCGCGCTCTGCACATTGGTAATCAGCACCGGTTTATTGACGGGGAAGGTTTCCGCATCCGCATCGCTGGCTGTGCAGACCATGCCGACAATGGCGGTTGATACGGTGGAAATGACGCGGGTGCCGTCGTTAATCTCCAGCACCTGCACGCCGTGATGATAATCACTCATCCGTTTAACTCCGTGGTTAATGGGTGCAACTATTTTCTGTTGGGCAGTGCATGAGACGCTATTTGACCTGACTGGTCAGTGGATGAAACAACAGATAAAGAAAAGGCGGGCAATCAGCCCGCCAGTCTTGATTTGTACTCGCTCAGTTCCCAACTGACAATTTACGTAGCCAAAACGCTATCAGCTCTGGCAGCCAGCTTTGAGCGAGTCGAAAAAGTTCATACCTTTCTGCTGGTGAAGGTTTAACTAACAGTTCAACCTATCAATTAATTGATGAACAGGTTGAGGCGTTTTTAATATCTCTGCGTCATCTGAGACGATTTTGCGCTACAGGATTTACGGCTTATCTGGGGGCATTCTTGAGCCTTGACTCCTCTGAAAACATAATTAGGCCATACCTGTGACCTGCCCTTCGTTGGTAAGGTTAGCGAATATTAATCTGAGTCCATTTTCCCAAACTCTGTCAGGCCGAAAACGGAGCTACCAGAAACATGAGCTTGTAAGCCCGCTTCCTGCATTTCACTCAATTCAACTTCCTGGCTATCCTCTAATCCGATAGAGAACATGGGATAGGCCCAGTTCCAATTCGGATCAGGAACCAAACTATTATTCTCTATCTTGAAAAAGCTGACCATGAGATGATGCCTTCCCTGTATCGCCTCTTCATCATTGATGTTGACCAGTACACCAAAGTGCTTGTAGCCGGCTTGTCCATTCTCGAACATTTTTATCTTGGTGCCGTTTCTGAACATCCAAAAAGAATGATTTCCAGTGGAATCAGCGACCTGCAAGTTATCTTCGTCAATTTCCCAATTAAGATATTGTTTGATATCAGACTTTGGTTTGAGTTTTTCGTCATTACTAAACCATTGTATTGCCGGAAGTGGAAGGTGAAGACCTTCCGGCTGGGGAGGCTGACCTGCAGCAATGGAATGCATGATCTCTGTCATTGATGGAAGCCCCATCAAATGCCATACATCATGGATATCCTTTTTAAGTATAAGAAGCCCTTTGGATACACCATCCGCGTAAGTTGACTTTAAGCGGACTAGTATGTCCTTGTTACCATCTTTGTCGAGGTCTTCAATGTTTACTGAAGAAGCCACAACCTCGTCGTCCCCTGCGTCTGGGATGATTGCCCAATACCCAATATCGTAGAATCCAGGTCTGCCAACCACCTTATCTATCAAACTCTGTCCAGAGGGCTCGAAGACCATCAGGAAACGGCTAAGGGCACCATTTGTGCTCACAGCTCTTCCGTAGACTACAACGGAGTTTGAGGTGCTTAGATCGAGAGACTCGCTAGCCACTGAGTCAAACGCCACTGAGTCCAAATGTGTGGCAAGCTGCTGCTGGATGCACTCCCGAGCCATTTCAACTAATTTTTCGCGAACATCAGCAGATCGTATTGGCTGTGAAGTGAAATGGAAAAGCCCTACTGTAGCCGCTATGCCTATTATTCCCGAAATAACGGTACTTAGAACCTGCTCCTTTACCACTTTCACAATTTTCATCAATAGCTTCTTCAACTTCACTTCAGGCACCTAAATACTATTAAACTTGTCATGGGAAAATCCGATTATTATTGTAGAGAACAACAAAAACTGGCCTCGATTTTAGAGTTTTTCCAGTATCTATTTTCCGACTCGTTCGGCGGTAATCCACCGTTATATTCATGAGGCCGGGGTGCACTATAATATTCAACTATATACTCTGTTTGTAGTGGCACATTAAATTTGGTGACAGATATGCATCACGTCCGCTCCTAGCACAGAGCGGACAGTCAGATTAGGTTTTACTCTGTGCCATAGATGAGTAATCTCACACCAGAGCTAATACGATTTATTGCGGCATTTCTGGCCATTCAATATCCGGGGCATTTTCCGGCTGAACGCGATTCAGTAGCACACGGTATTTTTTCCAGTGTGTCAGGCTTAACTTTTCTTCCTCGGTAGCCATATCTAAATCGACAGCATCCTGCAGCGTGGCAATAATTTCACCTGCATATGCAATCAGCTCTTTCTTCTGAGAGTCAGCCGCTCTGACAAGCGCATCACGCTCTGCATTCTCATCATTCACCCACGCATTTCCGTTCCATTTCTGATAATCCCCCTCAGGGGAAATGGCTGTCACGTCTGGAGGTAATGCGCCAAGTTCAGAAATATAAATGGCTGCTCCCGTTTTCGTTTCATAGACGGTCTTTCCGCGATGGTCTTCCATCAGTTCCCATTTCATTTCATCTGCATTGAAAACGGCTGCATAACCAGCAGGAATATCAGGTGGTGCAATATCTGTACTGTTTGCAGGCAGGCCAGTATACGGTGGGATATATGCGTCACTTTCGCCAATAAATTCATTGGTTCCATCAAGTAAATTGAAAACGCGGATAGTTTGTGCTTCTGCACTCATTCTGAAAGCCATTATGCAAGCCTCACAATATAGTTAAATGCGATGTTTTTGACGGTGTTTTCGGTATTACCCGTAGCATTTACCGTGATGGTGTGTCCGTGCGCACCTAATGCTACAGTGTGTGCATGGGCACCGATCCCTACTGTGTGGTTATGCTGACCAATATCCACCGTATGGGCGTGCGCTCCGGCTGTGCTGGACACCTGATTGTTTCCTGAAGCCTGTACACGCTGTTTTCCACCGACAGAGTCGCCGCCATAAACACCACCGACAGTGTGCGTATGATTTCCCGTATTGTTCGTTGATTTTGTGCCGTGGTTAAACGTACTGACCGTCTTCGTGCCGTAATCAAATGAACTGGTCGTTTTCGTTCCTAAGTCCGTATTTGACGCACTGGCGCTGTGAGTATGCGATTTAATCCCGTCCTGTTCCTGTGACAATACGGCACGCCCACTGGCGGGTTTGCCCTTGATTGTCCAGCCGCGCATATCTGGAATAACACCAGAAGGATAGGCTATAGCCAGTTTCGGATATGCTGCCTTATCAAACGTCTGCCCCTGCATAATTGCATAGCCCGCAGGTGGTGTATCTGATGGCCACGGCAACGGAACACCTGGCGGAAATGCTTCAATATTTGCCGAGCCGTCAAATTTTACGCCGTTAATTGTCCTTGCCGTTTTCAGCTTTGTAGCTGTAGCCGCATTGCCGGACAGTTCACCAGAAAGACCACCGCTGAATGTCTGTTTCGCCGCCCATGTCTGAGCTTCGTCGATAATTGGCACACGTCTTGTCGTGATCGTGCGGCTTCCCGGATTTCCTGAAATACGCACCATAAAAAAGCGGTAATTCGCTTTACTTACAGTGCTGCGCCATACATGCATTGAGCGCCCCGTACCGGAATCATCACTCGGACCAACTGCGATGTTTATCAGGTTGCCATCAATGACGCCCCAGTCCATACCGTCGGGAATGTTGGTCATGTTATCAAGCCGAACGGTTATCAGACTGCCCGGCACAAAGTCGTGGGTCTGCCAGTCCAGGCTGGTGAGCTTTGCCACTGCACCGCCGATACCCAGATTCAGGGGAAGTGAATACGAGGTGTAGACTTCCCGCCATTCGCTCCATGAGCTGCCGGTAAAAACGCGCTCAAACGTGCGACCTTTAAGGGTTGTACCTGTTCCGGCAGTTGTATAACGCTGCCATACGTTAACACCATCAAAGCGCCTCAACACTTCCAGAATACCGAGGACTGTCACGCCGTTTCCGTCCAGTATTGGACCATTGGTCGCTTTACCTGTAACGCTGTAAATACCTGGTGAAGTCACATCATTCAAATCCCCGTCGTAATAACGACTCTCTGACTGATGACCGACTCTTAACCACGGTTCCCACTGCGGATTTGATGCATCCCAGCTTGCCGCAAGGCAGCGGACATACATATTTCCACGGCGAGTGGTATAACGTTGCGTTCTTCCATAATTCCCGCCTTCGAGGATCTCAAGCGTCCCCTGAGCAAAGCCGCCTTCCTCTGGATAATTGCGTTCATATGAAGCTATAGCCGAGCTACTGTTACGCCATAAACCAAGATGCTCGGCGGCTCCAAGCGTATTCAGGTCTATAGTCGTACTCAAAGGGCGGGTAGCAGATTGAGTGTGACGCCATACGCCCCACGGACCATCAGTGCCATTCCACTTATTGGCGAGTTTACGCATGTATACATTGCCGTCTCGCGTGGTAAAGCGTTGAGTACCTGCAAAATTGCCGGCAGCAAAAACCTCAAGCACACCGACAGCATTATCTTCCGGGAAATTTTTCTCCAGTGTTGCGTTAGTTGAGGTAGCTTTAGACCAGATCCCCAGATAAGCCTTAACGGGACCAAATGTATTCAGGTCGGCATCAACCGGCATTTCGCCATTGTTTTTCATAAACGTCAGGCTAGTAACGCCAACATTGTCCAGAAAAGCTGATTTATCCTGGATATCTGCACCGTTCTGATTTTTCGCCAGACGTGAATTTGCGTTGTCATTTGCTGCCTTGACCGCTTTTGGCGTTGCTGCCAGCTTTTCACTGGTGCTGTTTGTTGCACTGCTTAACTGAGTAAAACCTTTTTCTGTCAGCGTGGCGTCAGGATGGCGGCGGGACTGCTCATGCTCTGCGATTTTGTCATCGACGTAATCCTGCGTCGCCATCACTGTGCTGGCATCAATACTCAGCTCAACAGACGCCACGTTACTGACAATAATAACCATGCGGCAGGTCTGCGCACGCCCGGAGCCTTCAGCGAGTTCAGGCTTATAGCTTTCCGCCATGTTGGCGACCGCAATCAGTGTTCCGGCATCGTCATACAGACCAAGCTCACGCATCCAGAAGCCGCCCACTTCGGGCGGAACAACCAGTTCAGCCACGATATAGTTTTTATTCTTATTATCCACGCTGACTTTATTCAGGGCGTGACGCCAGACCTCATGCACCAGTTTCGTCTGACCGGCATCCGGCACCGGCAATTTGCCATTACCGTCACCCACGGCCATTGCAGACAGGGTTACTTTTTTCCCGCCGGGGACAGTGGCGGCTGCCAGCTTTGCGGCTCCGGCAGTAGTGATAACGGTTTTAAATTTCGTGCTCATTGTTTCTCACTTATCCGGGATAAACAGTAATAACATCACCATCACAGACCACACCGCCTGTATACAGATAGCCGGGAATGTCCTGGATAATGTTCAGACCGATAAGGTGGCGACTTGCGGGTTTGGCATCGGCAATCAGCCGTTCCATTTCCAGATACATTTCCTCTGTGATACCGCTTTCCAGTACGCCGATATCAAGGCGAAAGGTGCCGGGCGGGTCGTTTGTCTCCCACCACTCCTTTACGTTAATGAGATAGCCGAGCGGCTCCACCACACGCCGGATTGCGCCTATAGTGCCCTTATGGCAGTGAATGAAATACGCATCGCGGATAACAGCGCGTTTTGTCGCTTCCGGCCACTTTTCATCCCATCTGTCGACCGAAAACGCCCACGCCAGCCACGGCAGCAGATTTGCCGGGCAGGTGTCCGGGTTCCACAGCTCACGAATACTGACCGGCGTTTTTTCAATTTCCGCACAGGCTTTTGCAGCGGCGACTTCAAGCGGTGATGAGCCGGTCGGCAGCAGGCGCGAATCACTCATCCGAACCTCCGGTCACGACGCGGTATTCGGTACAGAAAGACGCCTGCGTACTGTTGAGCACGATGTCGGCCAGCGGTGCAGCCAGTTCGACACGCTGCACGCCTTCCACATGCAAAGCGGCATAAATGGCAGACAGACGGATGTCACGCCCCAGCCGGTGCTGTGCCGTGATATACGCTTCCAGTTTTTTTACGGCGGCAGCGCGGATGGGTTCGCTTTCGGGACCAGGGTAAAGGTAAAGCGTGGCGTTTATCTGGTATTCAACGATGGCGGCAGACTGCACGGTCACGCGGTCGGCCACCGGCCTGACGTCCTCGCCATTAAGAGCGTTACGCACCACCGCCAGCAGGTCTTCGGATGCGACACCGTTATTTTCACGTGACAGCACAGAGATGGTGACGCAGGCCGGAGACGGACTGGTGACAGAGATATCCGCGACACGCCCGTCAGCACTGCGACCATGATACTGATAGGCACCCACCGACCCGGCAACGCTTAAACCTTCAAACGCCTGCTGAATACGCAGCCGATAATCGGTGTCAGACTCCATCACTGCCGGTGTCGGCGGGATGGTCGAATCATCTGCCGGGGTGATAATCAGGCGTGTGGTGTTGTAATTGGCACCAATCACATCAAGGTCATTACCGGCTGCACAGGCCAGCATCACCGCCCGTGCGGCCTCATTCACACGCTGACGCCAGATAAGCTCACGATAAGCGTTTTCTTCCAGCAGTTTGTCGTGAGGCTCGGATTCCAGTGTCGGGGTACGGGCGACAGCCTCCTGCTGGTCTTCCGGGTAAAGGGAAATCAGTGTCGCCTTGCGTTCGGCGAGAATGGTTTCAAAGTCCAGCTCCTCGACCACATCCGGTGCGGGTAGCTGGTTCAGGTCGATAATCGGCATGGTTTCAACTCACAGGGATGGTTAACGAAAGTGGCTGGCCGGTGTCGTTGTGCTGGCCGGTTAACGTAACTGTCATTCGCCCGTCAAAACTGCGCGCCGTGGTGACGGATGACAGGGTGACGCGGGGCTCCCATTTCAGTACCGCCATGTAACAGGCGACCTTAATCTGCAACTCAAGCGCCGGGGTCTGCGGCTGGTCAATCATTGACGCCAGCAACGAGCCGTAATCACGACGCATCACCCGCGAGCCGACCGGTGTGCGCAGGATATCGCCGATACTCTGGCTGATATGCTCAAGGTCAGTGACAGTCAGGCCATCACTGCGATTCATTCCGAGATAACGCGCTGTCATTTTGTCCCCTGTGTCCAGTTGTCTCCTGACTTAACACCACCGTGACCGTGGTCATCCACCTGAACGCCGTTAGACGTGAATTTCCCGTCGGTATGCTCGATGTTGCCGTGCATCTTCCCGCCCTTCTGCACTTCCAGCGTGCCGGTAATCAGTTTGTTAGTGCAGACCACCTCTGGTGTGTCCAGGGTGACGCGGGTTGATGCTTTCACCATGACCACCGGCACCGTGGCAGTAACAGAATCAGAAGCCGTCACGCTGGCCGTTTTAATTCCGCTTACCGTGAGTGCACTGGTTTCAGGTTCATACTCAATCACCGCCCCGTCAGGGAAACGGATATGCAGGGCATCCGCCGACGCAGACGGCGCGGGGTTATCACCGGAATAAATCCCCGGCAGAACGAACGCCGTGTCGAGTTCACCGCCCACGGCCAGAATCAGCACCTGTTCCCCCACGGAAGGTGCCCACCATGTGCGCGAACATCCGGCGCGATGGGTCAGCCACTGCAGCCAGTCGGTACACATGCCGCCGGTCTGCACACGGCAGCGACCGGCGTTAAGGTCGGTTTCGACGATAACGCCGGTGCGAATCATGTTGCGCAGTGCGCGCGCGAGTTCCTGAATATTTGCGAGAGTGTTCATAACGGGAAGGATGCCGCCGGGTCATACCGGCGGCAATGTGACGATGAGGTGTCAGGAATGGCACAACTAACGGTCGAGGTGAGCCAGGATAATCTCTTCAATCATCTGCACATCCTCACCGGTAAAGCCGAGCAGAGGACGCGCCGGATAATCAATTTTCTTACCGTCTTTTCGGTTTTCTTCCAACAGACCGAACTGATGCACACTGGCAATTTTCGGCGACTTCCCGCCGTAAAACTCCATTGATGCCTGTTCCGGGCTGGCGCGGATATGCAAAAAACGACTGGTGATAAGTTTCGCAAACATTTTTCGCTTAACACGACCGGTCTTTTTTCTGGCGCTCTGCTGCTGGCGTGGCACGTAGGGTGTGCCGTCCGGGGCTTTCTGTGCCATCACCCGGCGCTGCTGACTCTGCCGCAGGCGCTTCGCCAGTTCGGCACTCAGTCGCCGACGCCCTGACGGTGACAGCGACTCAATCAGTCCGGTCAGCCGGTCTTCAAAACGCTTAAACTCATTCATCCCACTTGCTCACCAGTTCGCGATTGATATACAGCTCCATCGGGCGGGTGACCGGCTCCGGCGGCGGAGGTTCCGGGATATTCTTCACATGCAGCGCACCGTCAACCTCACTGACCAGCGTGCGCTCGGTCAGCATCAGGCTGATACTGATATCAAAGCTGCTGTCATTGTTGATGTCTGCATAAAACGTGAAGCCCTTTTTCTGGCCTGCGTCGGTGGTCATGATGTCGGGCTGATTTTCCCGCAGCCACGCCAGCACCGGCACGATGAGCAGGTCAAAATCACCGGTAAAGTCGGTCACAATGACATTGAGCGTGTAACGCTTTTCGAATGACAACGACGCCGCCAGTGTGGAGGCAATACTCCCGTTATCCACGAATATCCGCAGCATATCGGGGTTAGTTTTCAGCACCGTGACGGCATCAGTCAGCGCCCTGCGCAGGCTGTCGGGTTTGAGCATCGTTTTCGTCCTGACAGTGTTTAATCATTTTTACCTGGCTGGCACAGCGTGCCAGCGCGTTCTCAAGCTGCCGGATATCGGCACTTAAATCGCCGTTCGTCTCCGGGTCACTGCCCGGTATCGGGCAAAGACTCACTTTCGGGCAGGCGTTGTGGACAATCACTGGCGTCGGTGCAGGCCGGGCGCTGGTGCAACCGGCGCACAGCATCAGGCAGGTCAGCACCGTACCAGCGGCGAAAATCTTCGTTTTCATTAAGTAACCTCGTGATGGTTTTCTCGCGCTGTGCTTCACGCTTCGCGGCGTTCTCCAGTTCCTGACGCAGTGCCACCTGCGCCAGCTCGTTTTTGTCTGCCCTGGTGAGGGCAACATGAAGCTGATTTTTCAGCATGGAGATAGTCGCCTGCTGTTCACTGGCGACGTTGTTCGCCCTGTCCAGCGAGGCGCGCAGGCTGGCGTTTTCATGCTTCACCAGAAACAGCGCCGCTACCACCAGTGATAACAACACAACCAGCACAATCATCAGCTTTGACATGGTTCCCGCCCCTCAAGACGCTGACGGCAGGCCGTGCGTATCAGCCGGAAGAACAGCGACGCCACGAGGTAAATCAGCGCAGTAAAAATCCACCCGGCAGCGACCAGCGAGATAAATGTCGCCACCATCACCACCAGAGCCGCTGCCCGCCTGCGCCACGGCACCGGCTGCAAAAACAGCGACGTGACAATCTTCACGGCCAGCGATTCCGGCGGCAGCTCCCGCCCGTAGCGTTCAAGTACATACTCAGTGGCATACACGCCGACACCACCGGCAACCACACAGATAACCGTCGCCAGAATCGACCAGGCAGCGACAAAACTGACGTCCACGCTCTGCGGGTAAATCAGGGACAGTGCCAGCATCAGCGCCAGCGACACGTTCAGCATCCGTGAAAGGGATAATTTCTTCATGGTGTTTACTCCGTTTAAGCCGGTACGCCGCCAGCGGTACGCCAGACGGTGACCAGTTTTTCCAGTGAATGCTCACGCTGACCGTAACCGGCTCCCGGCAGGGACGCCCAGATATTGCGACAGCGTGAAATGGCGCGCTCAATGCGTCCCGCCCGGATGTCATCCAGTGCACCGCGTTCGCGGATCAACTGAATGGCGAGTCTGTCCTGCGACAACGGACTGAAATCCGGCAGGGCAAGCTGTTTGCGGTAGTGCGGCCAGAACAGGTAAAGCTGCTGATAGCGACCGGAGGCCGTGGATTTTTCACCGCGACGGTTAAACACCTTCGCCGGTCGGCCATGCGCGAACGGGTGGTCACTGTAGTCGGTGAAAATTTCCGGCTTCCCGTCCAGTCCGGTGACTATCACGTCATAGCCCCGGTTTTTCGTCAGCGGATGATTCGCCGTCCCTTCGGACACCGCCAGCATGTCGAGAAAGGCGGCGATATTCTGATGCGTGTTAATTACCGGCATTACTGTTTCCCCCTGCCCTTAAAGCGGCGCTGAATGGCAATCTCAATCACCTGATAACCGGCGATACCCAGCATGGAGCCGATGCCGCACACCGCAGGCAGTGACAGGTCAGGAAACTGCACCAGAACAACACCGGCAACCATCGAGACAAAACCACCGAGCAACATGCGCCCGATAAACAGACGCGGGGTGATGGGTTCACCACCGGCAAGCACCTTGCCGACAACAATCAGCACCCCAATCATGAAAAGCGACAGGACGCTTTTTTCTTCTGCTGTCATGCGTTACTCCCACAGATTGACAGTTTCAGCCACGGGCGCGGTCTGAACGTCGGGCAGTTCGACGGCGGTGCCATGTGGCAGCACCGCCCCCAGTTCAGCCAGTCCCGAATTTGCGGCGAGCACGGTCTCAACCACGCCCTCAGTGCGCCCGTAATACCGGACACAAATGGCGTCGAGCGTGTCGCCCTGTAGCGCAAAGGTCTTCATCAGATTTGGCTCACGATGCAGCGCGGCTTGTCCTGGATGCGCGCCACTGCCCAGCGCATATCCCGCCACAGTTCATCAATGGTGCTGTCAATGCTGTCGGCCTTCTTGTCGCCTTTCGCACTGGCATCCACGCCGCGATAACGCTCATAAAGCGACGCGGTCGCCATCGCACACACGGCGCGCTCGTAGTAAAAAACTTTGATGCTTTCACCGTCGATGTCGTCCGCCGGAACGTCCGCCAGACGCGTAAAACCGGCGGCAATTTTCTGTTCGCGGTACTCGTACAGCTCCGCATTCGTTTCAGCCATGCCTGACTTGATGGCCTCACGCAGACGGGCGGGGGCGACGGTCTGCTCAAGGCGCATACGTTCCCGGACGCGCTTCGGGTCGATATCGGGAAAAAAGAACGTGTTTTTAATCACCGGCTCGTCGCCTGCCGGTTGCGGGATGACCACCGTACCCTCACCGGACACGGGAGCCTCCTTTCGCGGAATAATCAGCGTCATCATGACTACCTCTGAAAAGTCGGGCGGTGGACGCCGGTGCAGTGTCAGGTGATTCACCCTCACTGACCGGCGTGCCGCCCTGGCGCGGGGCGCGTTCGGTTGTTAACTGGCTTTCTTTTTCGGGCGTCCACGTTTTGCCGGTGTCACGCTCCGGGTCTTACGCGGGGCGCGGGTGACCGCTTTTGGCTCCGGCTTCGGTTTCTGCTCCCGCTCCAGTCGTTCAATCTCTTTTTTTACGCCTGCCTGACAGTCGAGCTGTGTCGCACGTTGCAGATGCGCCAGCGCCCCTGCGGCATCACCAGCGTCACGCAGAAACAGACCGGTGATTTTGTGCAGCTTTGCGCGCAATTCATCAGGCATGTCTGGCGTGGCGGTCAGTGAAAGGGTCTCCGCCAGCAGGCGGGTATCCACGGATTCACCGGCAGCGTGGGCACGCATGGCCGCGAGCGCCACTTCCTCGGTGAACATGTACGGCGGGGTGCGGCGGTGTTTACCCGGCATGGTCAGACCGTATTTCAGGGCATAACGGGCAATCTCCAGCGCACCGGCAATATCGCCGGTATCCAGACGCCACAGCATGACCGTCATCAGAATGTCATCCTGTGCACCTTTGCCCTGCTCCAGCACGCCGTTCACCCACGGCAACCAGAACGGCAGCAGTTCGCGCTTTTTCGCGGCCTTCAGCTCTTTTGAATAAATCGCTTTCAGTGTGCGCTGGTCTGCGGCGAGCTTAACCAGCATCTGCTCATAGACAGTTGCATGTCGCAGCGGGGCGGCTTCCCGCTGCGCGGTCATCGCTGCCGAGACCCGCATCATGTGGCGCTGTGCGGGACTCGTCATCGGTTACGCTCCCGGCTCTGCGGTCGCTTTAGCCGGTGTGGAGAAGTCACCGACCTTGATTTTTTCCACCAGACAACCGGCGGCGTAGTCTTCCACCACGTAATCAATGTTCATTGACTCGTAGTTCTCCACGCGGTCTAGTTTCGGGTTTTCCTCAATCACGCGGCGATGGCTGTCATCCATGTAGTAGATGGACAGGTTTTCCAGCTTCGTGATGAGCATCGCATCCGCCGGGAAGTACGGGACGCGTACCGCCGGCAGGTTACCGATGCGTTTCTGGCTGATGATGACGTCAGCGGCCAGCATTTCGCTGTTGTCCTGCTCCTTGTTGACGATGGGGAAATACTTGTCCGCCAGTAGCTGACGCCCTACAATCACCACAAGGTCAGGGTCTTCCTGATACCACGGCTCAATCAGGTTGTTGGTCGCATCCATCACCAGTGCATCGAGGCTGGCATAATCACCGCCCTTACCCACGCGGATGACCTCAGAGGTGGTGTGACCTTCCTCGTCAGTGACCTTGCTCATCACGCGCGCCGGGGCTTCATTGCGGTATTTCTGCAGCCAGCCGACCGCCACATCCTGCAGCATCGGGTTACTGCTGCGGTCAGAGGTTTCGGCACGCCTCACGCCGTTAAAACCGGCCATGATTAAATCAAGGGACTGGCGTTTGATAATGGCGTTACGGACACGGAGCTGGAAATCCTGATAACGCGCCCACAGATCCAGCGTTTTGTAGCGGATATAAAAATCGAAGTTAATCTGGTCGCATTCGTACTTACTGGACGCCAGCTTCGAGAAGTCCTTCGGCTGACGTTCGGTGCCACCGGCGGTGTCGGTGGTGCTGGCGATGGAGCCGGTGACACCAATACCAATTTTTTCCCCTTTCATTTCGCTGACCGGCACAATGTTGATGCGGGTCAGAAAGTCAGAGGACTCCTGCATGGTGTTCATCAGGGTCTGGGTGACCGACGGTTCAACGGTGAATTTTTTCGACACATCACCGGCGTCGATGCCGTTCAGTTCGGCAACACGGGACAGGTAGGCATTAAATTTAAAGCGGGTTTCCTGGCACATAGTTATTCCTGAAATTAAGGGTTAATCGTGAAGGTTTTCCCGGACTGACCCCGGTCAGCAGTTCGTCATCAGGGCGTCACCGCCACCACCGGTGGCCTTGCTGCGGCGCTGCTGGGTCAGACTTTCGGTGTGGTCGAGACTGTTTTTCAGGCGGGTGAATGCCTGGCTGGTTTCATCCGCCCTGTCAGTCACCTCCTGCTTAAGAGCGGAAAAGGCAGTTTCCATCTCAGCGAGGCGCTGCTCAGTGGCGCTCAGTTTTTCCTGCACATGTTCAGCAACAGCGGTCACCGCTTCATGCACGTCATTCAGACGGGCGTCATCGCTGGCCTGTTTGCGGCCAAAAATGGATTTCACCTTTTCGGTCAGGGCGGTAAACACGGTTTCAGGCAGGTCTTCAAATTCCAGCTCAACAGGCGTTGCCACTGAAATCAGGTTTTCAGGGCTTAATTTGAAGCGGTTCAGGGGGTTGTGTTTTGCCGTGCGGCAGAATTCCAGGTATTCCGTGCCGAGGCTTGCCGGGTCATCGGTGACGGCCAGACCCACCAGATAACATTTGCCGGTGTTGGCAAAGTTCGGCTGAATTTCCATTGAGGTGTAGACCTTCTGCGCGGCCTTGTTCATCGCGATAAGGTCATCGGTCGGGGTGATTTTCGCAAACAGCGCCCATTTGCCTTTCAGCGCCGAATCATCGTCAATCTTTTCGGCCTTCAGTTCGACCACATCGCCATAACGCTTAAAAATACCGTCAGGCAGGATGCCGCGCAGATGTTCCAGGTTAATGCGGCAACCATAGACTCGCGGGTCAAAGGTTTCGGCCATTTCCTGAATATCCTGCGCACTGATGACACGCCCGTCACAGGTGTCACCCTCAACGCCGATACGAAAGAATTTTGAGACTTTTTTTGCCATTGTCAGGAGTCCTGAATAGTGATTAGAGGAGTCACATGTCGGCATCAGTTTCCCGACGATGCGCATCCTCCGCTATCAGTCCCGGATGGCTTATCACTGACACAACAGCACCTTAGCGAATCGCAGGGCGCGACTCAGTAGCCTTGCCGTGTATTCATCACGGCGAGGTATTCATGACCATCACCACAGACACCACTCTTTTACACGACCCGCGTCGTCAGGCGGCGCTGCTGTACTGGCAGGGGTTTTCCGTGCCGCAGATTGCCGCCATGTTGCAGATGAAACGCCCGACGGTGCAGAGCTGGAAACAGCGCGACGGCTGGGACAGCGTTGCTCCCATCAGCCGTGTCGAAATGAGTCTGGAAGCGCGGCTGACCCAGCTCATCATCAAACCGCAGAAAACTGGCGGTGACTTCAAGGAAATTGACCTGCTGGGACGCCAGATTGAACGACTGGCACGGGTCAACCGTTACAGCCAGACCGGCAACGAGGCAGACCTTAATCCGAACGTCGCTAACCGCAACAAAGGCGGGCGGCGCAAACCGAAAAAGAATTTTTTCAGCGACGAGGCTATCGAAAAGCTGGAGCAGATTTTCTTTGAGCAGTCTTTCGAATATCAGTTGCACTGGTATCGCGCCGGGCTTGAGCACCGCATCCGCGATATCCTGAAATCCCGCCAGATTGGCGCGACGTTTTATTTTTCCCGCGAGGCGCTGCTGCGCGCCCTGAAAACCGGTCATAACCAGATTTTTCTGTCGGCCAGTAAAACGCAGGCGTATGTGTTCCGCGAATACATCATCGCCTTTGCCCGGCTGGTTGACGTTGACCTGACCGGTGACCCGATTGCCCTGGGCAATAACGGCGCAAAACTGATTTTTCTCGGCACCAACTCCAACACCGCACAGAGCCATAACGGCGACCTGTACGTCGACGAGATTTTCTGGATCCCGAATTTTCAGGTACTGCGTAAGGTGGCATCAGGTATGGCCTCACAGAGTCACCTGCGCTCGACCTATTTCTCCACCCCGTCCACGCTGGCGCACGACGCCTACCCGTTCTGGTCGGGGGAACTGTTTAACCGGGGACGCGCCAGCGCCGCTGAACGCGTGGAAATCGACGTCAGTCATAACGCCCTTGCCGGTGGGCTTCTCTGTGCGGACGGCCAGTGGCGGCAGATTGTCACCATTGAGGACGCGCTGAAAGGCGGCTGCACGCTGTTCGACATTGAGCAGCTCAAACGTGAAAACAGCGCCGACGATTTTAAAAACCTGTTCATGTGTGAATTTGTTGACGACAAGGCGTCGGTGTTCCCGTTCGAGGAGCTGCAACGCTGCATGGTCGACACGCTGGAAGAATGGGAAGACTATGCGCCGTTTGCCGCCAATCCGTTCGGCTCCCGCCCGGTATGGATTGGTTACGACCCGTCACACCGTGGCGACAGCGCCGGATGCGTGGTACTGGCACCGCCGGTGGTGGCCGGTGGCAAATTCAGAATACTTGAGCGTCACCAGTGGAAAGGCATGGACTTTGCCACTCAGGCTGAATCCATCCGCAAACTCACTGAAAAATACAACGTCGAATACATCGGAATTGATGCCACCGGCCTCGGTGTCGGCGTGTTCCAGCTCGTGCGCTCGTTCTATCCCGCCGCGCGCGATATCCGCTACACACCGGAAATGAAAACCGCAATGGTGCTCAAGGCAAAAGACGTTATCCGCCGTGGCTGTCTGGAATATGACGTCAGCGCCACCGACATCACCAGCTCGTTTATGGCTATCCGCAAGACCATGACCAGCAGCGGACGCAGCGCCACCTATGAGGCCAGCCGCAGCGAGGAAGCCAGCCACGCCGACCTCGCCTGGGCGACCATGCACGCTCTGTTAAATGAGCCACTCACCGCCGGTATCAGCACCCCGCTGACATCCACCATTCTGGAGTTTTACTGATGAGCAAGAAAAAAGGGAAAACACCGCAACCTGCGGCAAAAACAATGACCGCCAGCGCCCCGAAAATGGAGGCATTCACCTTTGGTGATCCGGTGCCGGTACTCGACCGCCGTGACATTCTGGATTATGTCGAGTGCATCAGTAACGGCAGATGGTATGAGCCACCAATCAGCTTTACCGGTCTGGCAAAAAGCCTGCGTGCTGCCGTGCATCACAGCTCCCCGATTTACGTCAAACGCAATATTCTGGCCTCGACATTTATCCCGCACCCGTGGCTTTCCCAGCAGGATTTCAGCCGCTTTGTGCTGGATTTTCTGGTGTTCGGTAATGCGTTTCTGGAAAAGCGTTACAGCACCACCGGTAAGGTCATCAGACTGGAAACCTCACCGGCAAAATATACCCGCCGTGGCGTGGAGGAGGATGTTTACTGGTGGGTGCCGTCCTTCAACGAGCCGATACCTTTCGCGCCCGGCTCCGTGTTTCACCTGCTGGAGCCGGATATTAATCAGGAGCTGTACGGCCTGCCGGAATATCTCAGCGCCCTTAACTCTGCCTGGCTGAATGAGTCGGCCACGCTGTTCCGCCGCAAGTATTACGAAAATGGCGCACATGCCGGATACATCATGTACGTCACCGATGCCGTGCAGGATCGCAACGATATCGAAATGCTTCGCGAAAACATGGTTAAGTCGAAAGGCCGCAACAACTTTAAAAATCTGTTTCTCTATGCGCCACAGGGGAAAGCTGACGGCATTAAAATTATCCCCCTCAGTGAAGTAGCGACGAAGGACGATTTTTTTAATATCAAAAAAGCCAGCGCCACTGACCTGCTGGACGCGCACCGCATCCCCTTTCAGTTGATGGGGGGCAAGCCGGAGAACGTCGGGTCGCTGGGTGATATTGAGAAAGTGGCAAAGGTCTTTGTCCGCAATGAGCTTATCCCGTTACAGGACAGGATTCGGGAAATAAACGACTGGCTCGGTCAGGAGGTCATCCGCTTTAAAAACTACTCACTGGACACTGACAACGGCTGAACATCGCCGCCTGCGGGCGGCTTTTTTACACCCCGTCATCACGCCCTCACACGCTCACCTCCACGCAAAACAGCCCGCAGACAAACCAACGCCCCGGCACACAATCTAAACGCCATCACGACGCGCTCAGACGCTGAAAAAATAAAATCAGCACCACCGCCAGCGCGCAGTGCTTTCCCCGCCTCGCCCGCCCGCTTCATGAAGCGGTTTGAATGCAGTTGTATACCGACGCAGACTTCCTGCCAGTTCTAGCTACTCATAACAAAAAAAAACATTACAGATGAATGCAAAATCATGCAACTAATGAAGGCGTACAGGCTAGGTGAGAAAATAAATGCTATTTCATCAGTCCTATAAAAGCTGCTGTCATGCTACCCAATGCACCAATAGCAGCAAATAACGTTGCCCAAAACATGCTTTTTTGGCTACGAATATTCTCATTATATCGTTGTTCTTCATTATTGAAGTGATTTAACGTATTAATTGCTTTTCCAGTGGGCTTATAACCATCTCGAGTCTTTGAAATGTCCCCACTCTCTACAAGGGAATCCAGACATAAGCGAAGTTCTTTTATGAGTCGAGAATAATCATCATGGTAGATCCATAAACGTCCTGCCACATCATTCATAATTAGAGTCTCACTGAATGGTTTTTCCCCTTGCTGCTCTCGATAAATTCTGACAATTGCAGCCAATACCGTCATTACATCGGTTATCTCCTGCTTGCGTTGTCGATACAAATACTTCTCACGACTTAGCTTTTTATTTTGACGATTCGCTATTCTTCTAAATCTAAGCACATTAAAAAAAGATAAGTCGTCCAATGAGTCAAACTTCAATTCATGCGCATGATAATAATAAATTCCAGAAAAGGAATTTGATGTAAGTCGTTCTGGTTTAAGAATTGTATCAATATTGAAAGTTTTATTCTGATGATTCCACTTCTTAACCTTTATAATTCCGTTTGAATAACTATCAAAAAGATAGTCATTACCCTCGTCATCCTTAATGTAAACGGAATACATATCGTAATGAATGGCACTCTCATACATTAAACTAATTTTGCCATTTTCAGGAGTCTTCTTTGACTCAAAAACTTTTAGAAACTTTACAACATCAACTTTATTTTTATACCTCATACATTCAGCCTTGACTGTAAACCACCATATTAAATTATTGCACTAACGACTCGTACCACTTATTGTTCAACCCAGTCAGAATTGAAAGCAAACTTCTGCACTAACTGGGTTACCATCATAATATATCGATACTAATAAAATCCGATATCATTATATTTTAGTGTATTAAACCGATGTATTTGCTTTCAACGTCAATACTTTCGATCTGTAACGTTTTTCAATAACCCCCATTGAATATAAACGACCAAATAATTTCTTTGCTGTTCTTGTATCTTTAGCTTGTTCTACATCTTTTATTATTTTCCAAAGCTCTATTTCTCTAGCCATAAGATAATGCTGTTCGTTCCTAACCTTTAAGCTATCCCCAAATACTATAACTCCTGTCACCAGTTTAGGCTTATCCCCAGCATATAATTTCGTTTTAGTTGGATGCATCACGTGTCCATGCTTATTAATAATCTTACGAATCACGCTGCAAAACAATCGATTTACATTATCTCCAGAAAAAGTAAGATCATCGACATAAACTGTCATTTTCACACGAAACTTCTCACAAAGTTGATTCATTTCATCAAACATTCTGGAATTTGCAAAATATGCTAATGGCATACTAATCCGACTACCCGTTGGCAATCGTTCATGACAGGTACATATATGAGATAAAATATCAGCCACATCTGGCGACATTTTCATTATTGAGAAAAAGAAAGAAAATATCATTTCTCTTGTTGTTGACGGAAAAAAAGATTTAATATCTGTAGTCATCAACTTCTGATGATTGAGATGTGCTTTAGCATTTGTTATGTTAGAGCAACTTTTTTTACCAGAGTGCAAATACTCTGGCATAGCTATACGCAATAATAAACTCGCAATACGTGTATGCACTACATCTAATTTTTCTAAAGGCTTTTGTATTTTCCGTATTTTATTTTTTTTAGAAAGCTGTTCAAAAATAGAGTAATTACCCTCATCCCTCTTCAAAGCTGATAGATCATTGATACTAACGCAGAGCAAGCTAGCCAACTTTTTTTTACTTTTAAGTTTATAAAGTGGCGAATCCGTAATAGGATAAGATTTATTTTTAGTTGAAACCTTCAGTTTAATCCTTTTTTTCATTTCTTTTACTTACCCACTCTAGTATATCCAGAACTTTCCCTGCCAGTTTTAAACGTAAACTTTTGGATAACCGTCCTTGTGTCCCTAA